ATGTAACTTTAGCCACGGTATCCCTTGCTTACGTGATTCCACGTATCTCGGCATCCCTTACGCTTCGACGTGCCTACGGTAAACTGTATTTCCTTGACCGGACTTATAGCCACCCTTCCCGCATACCTGTTGCATGCAATTTTAAGAACCTGACCCTTTATCGTTTTCGAATCAAAACGTGTTTATTTTCTCAATTTTTAAAATTTTAAAATTGATAAGAATTTTTAGCCAAAATTCTTAGTATAGTATAGTATAGTTTTAGCATAGATTCTCACCTCCTCAATTATTGATTTTCTCCCTCTCTCTCTTTCTTCTCTCTTTATTTTTCACCTTTCATTAATTTTCTCCGCTTCTCTTTTATTATACAAAGTCGTCCACCTCCTAGCCAGAGGTATATAAGATGGGCTATCTCCTCGCCCCCTTTTATTTATTTCCCTATTATACTCGGACGACACCGCCCTTTATGGGCACACCTTCGTGTTTTTATTATAAAATCGCATCCGCACGAATGCATTTATGAGATTACGACTCTAAACGTAATTTGGGGTAGCTCACCGAGCAATAACCTTTATTCCTTTTTATTACATCAAAATGGATTCCTTAAATATTAATACCCCCACACCCCGCTTCGTACCCACTATCTCCCTTGAGACCATGGCAAAATGTCATGAGCCAGGGAGTCCGTTTTCCAGACCCTATGGAATAATGGAACCACTTAGTGGCAATGAAAAATATGATGATGTGAACCACTTCATCATAAATGGATATGCCTATGGTCTTGTTTCAATCGGATCCGACTTAGCCCCGTACATGAATCAATATAAGCACATGTCTCGGCAAACCCGACGAGCGAAAAATAGGTTTTATCAAGACGCCAAGATTGAAGATTTTGACGCCGATGATATCGCTGAAATCCACAAACGAATTTTTGATAGTGGTGATGATTTCGACTTTCCGTATATCCACACTCCCAAGGATCCTTGGGAAGAAAGAATCATGCGATTCTTATGTGACAATTTAGTGTCACCTCTTCCTATTGAAGTATACGCCATAGTTAAAAGTAACCCCCATGGCCATTTCAATAGGAGATATCCTTTTATCATAGGTATGGATTATATAATAATGTTCATGCAACATTACACCCCCGGTACTGACTGCTATGATATAGTTAGGACTTTTTCCAAACAGCACCCTTTGGTTTTAGTTACCCCACCAATGTGGGAAATTTATGATGAACCCATTTTCATGATAAATGGGGTAGAATATCCCGTTAAGCATTACATGGCTAACTCCTTTTTAAAGAAGTTCCTCTTTGGAGTTGACTTTGTTATTGCTCGTGATCAATCGGGCAAACCGCATCTTACTCAAAGGATATACCCATTTTATAGTTATCTGAAACAGCTTCAAGAAGTTGACTATGAGGCTTTTAGTTGTACCAATCTATTTAGTCTTTATGTTGATTATACAGCACGATATGATTCTGACCACATAGAAACTATAACTGAAGTAGAAATTAACAAGTTTTCTGACGCCCAGGAATATTTGGACAAGTTGGAAGGATCAGTTGTTTTCGCTTCATATAAAGATGGAGTGCCCGCCGTTTCTATGTGCGATAAAGTGATGGCAGATAGGGCAATGATTACACCCCACCCTACGCAATCTGTTCAGGTAACTATGCTAGATCCTACCAAAGCTAATTTCGACGCTTCAAAGTTCAACCCCCAAATAGGTTTCGGGGCCATAGCTGACCTGATTAAAACCATTCGCGAGAATCCTGAAGAAATTGATGCTATTGCTACCACTGTTGAAGCTGGAAAAGCTATTAAAGCTGCCTTTCTTGCTTGGATTAAAACCCTCTACAAATGGGCTTGCAAGATTTATGAAGGTGTTAAGGATTCTTGGGCCATATGGTCTAGCACCATACAAAATGCTATTAAAGCCATATGCGTACATTTTAAAAATTTTTGGGCTCAGATAGTTGAGTTTATAAGTAAGCTTGGCAGATATTTTACTGGGACAGAAGAAAAACCAGACCCCATACTTGAGAACTTGATTAATGAGGCGAAAGCTGAGAATGCGCGTGAGGTTGAAAGTAAAATGGACGAGATAGCTGGGCTTTTCCCTATGCCCGGTGATTTCGCACCTCAATCTGGTGATGACGAGGTAAGCTGTATCGAAAGTGCAGTTGGTTTGTTTGGAATGAAAACGATGTTGAAATGGTTAGGCGATTTCGAAATAACTGGATTTGATCAGGCCCATACTCGCTTCAATAAGTACCTATCTACGTTTGGGTACCTCCAGCGTTTCAAGGCTTATGAATATTCCAAGAAAAGTTTCAATTGGCTTTATTGGTCCATCACGGGTAAGAACTTCTTTGTTGAATATGAAGTCACTGATGCCTTTACTACTGCCGTTAAAACCATTAATGAAACGATGGACCAGATGGACGGTATGTCTAACCCTCCTTATGAATTGCAACAAAAAGTGGCCATGGCAATGCTCGATCTTAACAAGTATTATCCTATGGCCCTGGAAATGGCTGGTTCGACGGACTCTGCTGGTATTGGTAGAATGTATGCCGTTACCAAAGAAAGGGCCAATCCTTGGTCTTCTACCTTCAAAGGCGTTTCTCGCATGAAAACTACCGCTATATGTCTTAGAGGAAAATCAGGGGTTGGAAAAACTAGATGTCAAGAAAAATTGATATCAGAGATACCTATGGTAATTCACAAGTTCTTAGCAGTACACACGCACGGTAAGCATTTACCTATATTTGCCATGCACGCCCAGAACCCAACTTCATTGTCCGTCTCTTGCGTTGGTAAGAAATCAGAGTTCGATGATGGTTATATGGACCAATTTTTTTTATTGTTTCAATGAGTATCTCACCACTAAAGATCCTTTATACAAACACGAATGGGCAGACCATTTTTTCAAATGTGTAGCTGAAGAGCCGTATCCCTTAAACATGGCTTTCGGTGACAAAGGGAAGAAATATTTCAATAGTCCTTTTGTTATAGCCACCGGTAATTTTACTAATCATTATATGGAAATAGAAGATCCCATGGCCTATTTAAGGCGTATAGAATTTGATTGTACTGTTTATAAGAACCAACCTAAGGGAGTTCCGTTTGACGTAGTAAAACATAGCACCTTTGTGCTTGCTCCCGAATGCGCTAGCATTCTTATGAGCGATCTTGCTCCTACAAATGTTTATAAAACATATTGTCAATTAACTGGGAGGAAAGACCACCGTCTTAGGTACAATGACCTTCTTTTTCTCACTGCCGCTTGTTATTTAGATAGGTTGTTTGTATCAACAGCCACGAATGATCCTGAAGGTCAGGTTGCTGTCGACAGAGTTATTGCTCAAATAATAGCCCGTCAAAATAAAGGCCCTGTAGAGCTTGAGATAGAGCGTGTTTTCTGGAATGAGAAAAACAAGGATGTTAAGGTGTCCAACACCAACAACTCCTCTCTTAATACTTTTTTGGGATCCCAGGACCACGACGAAGACTTGAAAGAGCCATCTGATGAAAAAGTTGGTGTATTTATGTCTATCGCCAATGGACTAACGTCAATAATGGTAAAGCTTTGTGATTTAGCCTCTACTGAAGGACCAGTGCCCGAGCCTCCCCCGAATCCTATTGTTGAATTTACTGTTGATAATATGGTTTTTGATGGGCCAAAGAAGCGCCCTTCTAAAGGAAAGGAGCCCGAACAATATCGTGGTAAGGATAAGAAACGTCCTAAGCGCGATGAACGCAGGAAAGGCCGTCAGGCCATTGAAATAATTAATTCGCCCCCTCCTCTATCTAATTTAGATGTTTCAAAAGTCGAACCTCAGGAAGGCGCTTTCCGTCTTTGTTATAGCCAAGACCCTGCTGATTTGCAAGCTCAGAATATGGCAACTATCGTTGGTGTTCGAGTAGCCGCGTCGCTCAGATATGAAATTATGCCTGTAGCCCTCCCGGACATGCTCAAAGTTGTCCAGAGGAATAGGCTCCCTATAATAGGAAATTTTGGGAATCAAGCTGTCCCCCCGCTGATCGGGGAATGGAACTCTAATCCTTGGCTATGTTTTCACAAGTACGACAGGTTTCTCTCGCTTTTGCGCATTAAATATTCCAAGAAATATCCTCAAGGGATGCCGGATGAAAAGAAATCCTATACCAGAAGTGAATGGCAGTATCTTAAGAAAGAATTGTCCACGTTATATCTGTTAGGTACATATGTGCATAGCGCTTGTAGCAAGCATCAGAAAGAACTAATCAATATATCCCCTCGTGATTTAGTGGTGAGATATGTTCAGCCTATTTGGGGCATGTGTACCCCAAGGCAAAAACGTTCTTTTACCGTTTGTTTCAAGAAAGAGTACGGTCTATTCATATCAGAAGAAAGAGGCAACGTCGTTAGTATCAGCGGCAAGCAGCGGCGTGATTATTCTGCTCGTGTGGCAGCTAATAATAAAAGAAATGGTACTGTAAAGAAAGCAACGAGAGGTGAAAACATAGTTACCTCTGGTTCTGCCAAGAGGGTTGACCCGCTCGCTGCTTTAAAAGCACGCCAAGGGAAAATAGTTTCTGCTTCCACACAAGCTAAATATGATAGATTTGGTGCCAAGAAACAAACTCTCAAGATGAACAACGCTAGGAGCAGGAAGTTTGAAGCTCAATCCGGGAAGGACTTTATTAATTATTTCATGACTGACGTCGACTATGTAGTACCCGCCTATGTCGTGGATTACCTGGCTGATGATAGTAATGATGTTAAGTACCCCTATTTTGAGTTTAGGGCTTTTAAACAATGGGCAACTGTTGCTTCTGAAGAATGCGATGATAATAATATAGGCGAATGGATTTACCATGCTTGTAGGTGGTTTAGGTATAAATTTTCATATCAGCACACTGATAAAAATCCTCCTATGCTTTTTAAGATAATGATCCATTACCTCCTCAAGATATATACTTTTTCAGAAGTTTTTCCCGTCGATTTTATACGCGATATATGTAGTGGTAAAAATCTTCATAGTAGATCCAAGAAAGAAATTCGCTCCTCCGCTTTCTTATGGTGCGTTAGTTTAAGAACGCGCATTAGCCGTGATATTCTACAAGAGATTTACTTTGGTACCCAGGTAACCAAGAAAGTTGACGAGAAAGTTCTCGAAGAGAATATGACCTATCTGGTTAAATACGAACGTGAGATAACCGGCGAGGACACCGACGTTATTGCTAGGCGTATAGCAGGTAAGTTTGTTGAAACGAGTTCTTTCGCTCAACAAATTATTGCTGGACTTAAACTAGCTCTTACATTCGCTGCGGCTAGCGTGTTTGCCACCTTTATTTCTCTAGGGGTCATGTCTCTTTTATGTTGGATAGCTTCCAAAGTTTCGCCTTCACGTGCTCCTGAAGACTTTCCTTTGACTACCGAGGAGCTTGAAGATTTTACTAGACTGGCTAATAAAATGGCTCAGGCTGGTTATATGACCCATGTTGTTAAATCGCAGACCGCCTCCCCGACTAAGGATGATAAGGTCAAGCTCAAAAACGTCGCAGCCAAGTTAGCTGATAAAGGTACTGCTACTTTGGCAATGCCCCACATATCTCCCCAAGGAGGTCTATTGGATGCGGCTATTGGGAAAATCATTTCCAACATGTATTGTGTACTGAGCAAACATGGTTATCAGATAGGCGCCTTGACCTACATAGCCGGCCAGATCGCTTTGATGAACAAACATGTCTATGAAGGGACAGATGTATTTGCCCTTGTTCCTTTTGATCAAAGAAATGAGGTAGCAATGCATACAGTTTATAAAAGGGATACTAAAGTGCTTTATCATGATTCCAAGAATGACGTGGCAATAGTCTTCATGCCCTCTACTAGGCAGCACGCGCGCATAGACAAACTTTTCATTTCTGAGCATGACGTTGAGAATACTTCTTTGGCTGGTAAAGCCGGAGCTATATTACATTACAACAGTTCTACAATCTCCAAAGATATTGGTCTAGTTACTATTGTGGGCTATTCTGATCAGGCTGTTGATTTCGGTGAGCAGCGAAAAGTAACTATGAATAGATGGATACAATATAGATGGCCAGGCGCCGTGCCCGGTTCCTGCGGATCCATACTTGTTAAAAACACTACTAAAGGTTGGCGCATATATGGAATGCACGCCGCTGGGGCACCCTCTACGCACACTGGCATAGCCACTTTGGTCACCAATCAACTAGTAAGGGATTATGTTTTATCTAATGAGCCCACATGCAAAGTCAAGAAAATGAACCCAATAGATTTAATCGCTCTTGAGGATAATGATGACCTTCACGGGTCTTACACCTATGAATTTAGGCCGGAACTTATCGAGTCTCAAGGTGGTCCGTTTACGGTGGCAAACCTTAAAGGTAGTTTTTATAGCCCCGTTAAGACCAGCGCAACTGACACTACGGTTTTCGTGCCTACCCCATTCACTACTCACTCTTTTATGGGCGGACCCCCGAAGATACCGGCCACTCTCGATCGTGAAAGTTATGTCAACGCTAGAAAGAAAGAGTTAGCCTATAGTGCTGTCCATGACCCGGACCCTATGGTTAAAGTCATTCTCAAAGAGTGTGGGGAAGATATCAGGAACAAGACTTACGACAACAAGAAAAATTTGTTCTTGAATTGTAGGACTCTCACTCTTGAGGAGGCTCTTTATGGCTTTGGCGATCTCGAACCTTTTGATAAACATACTTCTAAAGTATGCGTATGAGACTTTGGAACAAGTCTAAGAAAGCTCTTCTCGAAAAAGATCCTGAAACGTATGCTTTCTTTTCCCAGCGTATAGCCGAACTCGACGACGCTCGTAACAATTTCATTTTCTACTATCAATTAAATTTTGATAAACTTAAAGATGAACTTAGGCCTCCCGACAGGGTTGCTGCTAAGAAAACTCGTATCTTTAAAGTTACTGATTTTGTAGACAATGTTCAACTTAAGAGAGCTGTGGGCGATATGGTAAACCGTAATAAAACTTGGTTTGGTCTCACTCCTCCTACTTGTGGAATAAATCCCTATTCTCAATTTTGGGCTCTCATTGCTCAAGCCTTTGAAGACCTTAAAACTCTTTTTATGGATATAGCAGGTTTCGAATCAGTGGTAATCATGTTGGTCGCTTATTATATGTGGCCCATGATTGAAGACTGTTATGACACGTTCGAATCACGATTGTTTGCCATACTCGAGATCGTAAAGTGCATGCAATGCATACGATTCGACCTTGGCATTGGATTTTGGCTTGGTAGGCAAAACAGTTCAGGTAATTGGATTACGACTTGGTTGAATACCCACGCCAACATCATGTTTCTATGCGTCGTGGCTGCGTTCTTGGCAATTAAAAACAATGAGTGCCCTAGGGAAGCCATTATGGGTCTCCTTCTCAAGATTTATTCTGACGACAATCTCACTGCGTTGCGCAATAAAGCCTGGTATACTGCTGTGGCCGTCGCTGCAGCCTTTGATAAGCTTTTCCATATTCAGACTACTGGAACTGATAAAGGTGGAGTGACAGAAGAGGGCTGCTCAGGGACTATATGGGACGCCGAATTCTTGTCTCGCGGTTTTGTAAAACGTCAGGGACAAGTTTTTGCCCCTTTAAGCAGGAGTTCTCTTCTTGCCCAGCTGTATTATGTTAAAGTACCTAAAGGATTGCGCGGTGATCCTGACTTTGTCCTCAAACAACTTCAGATCAATTTAGAGAATGTCTCGAGGGAATTGTATGAGTATGATCCCGTGGAAGCCTCTGAGATAGAGGAATCTATAAGGAATTTCCTTTCTGAAAATAAAATTCCTTGTCACTTTCCCCGCAGAACCATAAGCGGTGTGGAAAAACGCTTGGCCTCTTACTAGTTGACGCCAATGTCCTGGGGGACGTAAAACACCCGAATTTGCGGAAGCTTTGCAAGCAATCCTTTTAAAGTTTTTGTTCTTCCAAGATGGAGAACTTAGAGAACGCAACCGTGGTCCAACCCGCCACAAAAAGTGACTTATCCGATTGGATAGGAGCCCCCGTCATTCCTGACCCCGTACCCACAGAAGGGGTTAGAGTTGGTGAGGACAAGGTAGTACCCGATTACCTGGCCTTTGCCAACAGAACTTATGAGTTCTTGCCCGACGCCTATGGAATAGATCATCTGTCTATAGGGCCGGCTAACTCCACCACTTCTATGTGGAGTTTGTGGGATCTCATGAATAATGGTATTTTTGATAGCTTAGCTACTTATTATGAAGGAATCGCTTATGATTCTGTGCAGTTCCGCTTTACTCTAAGCAACCCTAAAGGTATAGCCGGAGCTGTCGCGGTAGGCGTTGTGCCTTATGTTAATTGGTTTGGCGATGCTTTCAACAATACAGTTGGTCATATGACCCAGAATAATATGACCTACCAACATATGTTGCTTGCCCCCGATATGCAGCTTATGAATTATGGTGCTGGGCAAGATGCCGTTGTTGACATACCTTGGCAGAGTAATTTTTCGTATTGGCCCACCTCTGCCATTGGGTCTTATTCCCCGAGCACTAGTGGTAACAATATGCCTCCTGGTGTCCCCGTTATCGTTGTATCCGATGTAGTTTCCAGGTTCGTATCTTCCCAAACTCAACCTGCACAGCTGAGGATTTTCGTTAATTTCAAAAATCTCAGGTGGTTGGGTCCACGCGCCGACACAAGTGGAGCCACTATGTACCATAAGGGCAATATGCCCAAGGATATGTGCCCTCAATCAGGAGTTGAACCCTTGGCTATAGCTGCTTTGGGTTCTGTTATAGTTGACGCGGCAGTGAACGTTGGGGCTGAAATAATAGGCGACGTACTGTCACCTAGTGTTTCTTCTTTTGATGAAAACGTATATAAGTCAGGCACTTTTGAAGCCCCTCAAGCCGTTCAAATGGCCTATGCTGGAGATACTACTAGCGTTGGGCCCCCCTCTACTACCCCTATATTTCGAAGTTGGATGGACCAGCCAAGAAGTAAGCATTCTGTACTTGAGATGCTTAGGGATCCCCAGTTTCTTGAAACTATGATAACTGGTGCTTCTGAAGGGAAATATTGGGCCAATCCCACAGCTCCCCGTGGTGTCCCTAGTGTTTCCACCGCTAACCAAGACTGTACGTATTTTAGGTTCTTTTCTAAAGTCGCCCAGTATTGGAGGGGCACCATTAACTTCCACTTTCTTATATGTGGCCACTCCATGATTGAAGTTGAATATGATCTCAACATAGGGTACTCGCCTTTCTTTCCTAACACCGACGGATCCATGTCTAGGAATTCTGTGCTTAAGGGCATATGTTCTGGCGTCCATCATATAAAAGTACCTATGCCTTCTTTGAGTCTCTACGATCACTTTCCTGTGATCGATTCTAAGGATACCGCGGAAGCCCAGGTTAATGAGTTTAGTCCATCTACTCTCCATTTTTCGTTCAACGTTGTTTCTACTATGTTGAACGTCGCCCCTCTCATCCCCGTTATATCTTTTATTAGCGCGGGAGAAGACTTCGAATTCCTTCAACCTAGACCAGTTGGTTTGAGCGATGTTGAAATCAGTATGATAAAACCCGTGAAAACCAAGACTGGTAATGCCCGGGCTATCGGGTTTCAACCCCAGATAGGTTTGCCCCCTGTCACGGAGGTTTTCGAAACTAGGGCCAAAGCCCAGAATTCAGCGAAAATGTTGGTCCCACTGCATAATGTGGAAGACTTTATGTTGATCTGGTCTCGCGCTTTGCCTTATCTGAGTTATGATAGCAATGATGAACCTATAGTTGATATACACGCTTGTGTTAATCCCTATTGGTGGCCTATGATAGGTGGTTCTGCTTCCTATACTCTCGACGTAAATAATTCGTGGTTCGTCACGAATGATTACATATCTTATCTCAGCTCCCCCTTTTTGTTCTACAAAGGCTCTATTGGGCTCAAGATACTCTGTCAAAGTTCCGATGCGACAGGTTTTAAGTATGTTGGCCTTAGGTCTGGATTTCCACGGCAAAATACCCACAACCCTTTTACGACTAGCGACAATTGGCTGCCTCCTACGGCCAATTTTGGCTTTGGGTGTGTGGTGACTCCTGTAGAACAACAGCCCGTGTTGGAAATAACCCTGCCTCAAAGGTCTATTTTCACATGGGGACTCACTAACCCCGCCCAGACAGGTCGTTTTATGGGCGGCGAAGTTACTGCCACGGTATCTAACGCTTCTATTAATAGTAATGTCGTCCTGCACACCGCTGGCTCCGATTTGCAAGATGCTCTGTTTCGCAAAGTTGGAGATGACTTCGTATTGGCTGTCCGCACTTGGTTGCCCCCCCCGACCCTCTGGGTTGCTAATGGGTTCGACTGGGTGTGATAGGCACCGACGCAGCAGAGGAACCCGGTGGTTCATGGACTTCGTGCGCTGATCCGAGCGCCCAAGGCTCTGAACCCGAGTCAGGCTCTTCGACCCCCTGCTAGGTGCTGGTTGACCCTCAACCGACAAAAGGGGAA